AGGAATTACCCCAGCCTTCTATACCCATGCTAGAGGATATTTCAAAACCTGTTAAAGAAACAGTTACGTCGTTAAGATCTCCCCAAGATTGTTCGTTCCAAGTTTTGGCTCCCCAACCTGCTCCAAACTTTTGGTTTTCATTCCAATTAGCCTGGCCCCAGGTGAACCTGCCCCATCCTGAAGATACCGACATGGTCGGCCTCCTATGCTAATCTAATGATTGCTGCTGTAGCGTTTGCTGTAGGGAACTCAATTTTAAAAGTCCCATTACTTGCTGTTTTGTCACCACCAAATGCAATTGCACATACGGCGTTAGTTGTGCCTGAACCACCGTCTGTTGTTGTGTTATATATTAATGCACCGTTAGCAGTGAAAGAAGCAGAAGAATAAGTTACATCGGAAAAATCTGTGAATGCAGTTGTTGAAGATAGTGAAACTCCTGAGTTCGTAAGAGTTGCTCCACCTGCAGTATATGCAGTACCAGATGTGTTTGTAATTTCTTCTGATGTTGAATAGCCTGTTGTAGAAGCACCTAAAGTTGCATCACTATCAAATAACGCAATCTTAAAAGTGTGTCCACCTGAAGATTCAAAACTGTGTTTACCTTGTAAAAGTTCTTGTTTAAAACTAGAACATATCGCTGATGTTATTGCCATAATTTAATCTCCTACGGGTTTGCTGAGTTTATTGGTATACGAACAGCGCCATCAGTGTAGTCATCTCTTCGTCTTCTGCCAACTTGCTCATTAGCAAACTTCTGTACTTCTTGTTTATATTTATTTTCGTATAAAGTCAACATATCTATAGGGCCTTTTAAAAAGCCGTATGCCTCTGATAAACAGCAATATAATAGCCCATTCGAAAAATTCATACTAATATAATTAACATTATCACCCTCTAAAAGATCAGGCATTTTATTGTAGTGAACTCTAAATTTATAAGTAGTATTTGGCACCGGTGAAAAAGCTATACGCCCTGATGTTGTATCAGATTCTCCTGTACCTCCACCATACATTGCATAATATTTAGGTCTACCTTGAGCTGCAGATGTTCCTGTTACATCTTGATATTCTTGTAAGTACGTATAATCTTTTTTCTCCAACCAAACATTAGCTCCTGTAATAACTGAACTTGAATCATATACTTGTATACCTCTAATAAATAAAGATCCTGCTGGTGCATTAATAGATTCTTGACCGGCAACTAAATTACCAGTTTGTTGTTTTCTATCTGCATCAATAGGCACATCTCTAAATATTCTATACTGAGCATTAAGTATTATATTTTCTAAAACAGAATCTGATAAGACATTTGAATCTGTTTCAGTATAACTTTTAATTTGAGTTTTTAATCCTGATGCACTTAATCCTGCCATTAATTCTCTCCTACAATAGCTATGCAGTCTGGACAGCTTTTTCTATATCTTAAATGACTACCACAATGCTCTGATTTTTCTTCAACATGCACAGGAATTTCTGGTTCTGGTGTATGTAAATATAATTCTTCGTGTGGATCCATTTCTTTTTTAGGTGTGAACAAACCTTTAATTAAATTTATAATATGTTGTATCATGCGCTTACTGTGACTGGCCCTGCTGAAGCTATGTCACCTCCTCCTTCCAATGTTACTGAAGCCGTAACTCCAGAATTAAAAGTATAATTATTATCATCAACTTTAGTAATTGTATACCCCCCTGATGCATTTATTGTTGCAGCAGGTAAATTTGCAACATTAGAAGCGTCTCTAAATCTAACAGTGTCACTAGTTGATCTACCATGATCTGGCTCATTTACCGAAACAGTTGTTGATGCATTAGTGATAGTAAAAGCGTTTGAAGGTAAAAGATTAGGAACTGCTGTTTCTATTCTATCAGGTCTAACATTACGTAAAGATATTGCATCACCATTCATAGGCTTTGGTTCTAATTGTGGTTGCTTTGGTTCAAATTCAGTTACATGCACAAAAGAGCCATTCCATTCTCTAACCATTTCTCTATATGGAAACTCCATACCAGATCTATCTGATATTGCTTTTGCGTATTTACCTGTTGCGTATTTTGCCATTATGTTCCTGGATAATAAGCTTTAGGCGTAATGTATGTGCTTGAAGCTGATCCATCCTCCGCTAGTGCTCTTGCTAATTCATCTTCGTAAGCTAATTTCATAGCTTGCATAAGTTGTGGTTGATATTTTTGTGATAAATAATACGCTAATCCAGATATCATACATGGTACAAATCTAAATGGCACGTCTGTTGCATTAGTATAATCGCCAACATCTTGAATTCTTTTTATATAATAGATATGCATATCTTTAGATGCGTTTGTAGAATCTGGTGTTGGGTAAATATGTATTCTAACTTTATCTATAAACCTCTCCACCCAATATTGATTAGGTGTTCCTTTAGATAATTTATTAGAAAAACCTGCATAAGTAGATCTATCCACTTTTGTCATGGGTGAATCTGATTGTGTTGTTTGAGTTCTATTGGACCTTAGTTGCGCTTCAAGGACGTCGGATATTCCATAAACGTTTGCTGGTGTAGAAACAGCACTTGTCCCATCATCACTTGATCTAAAAAAATCATAGTCTGACTGTCCTTCAATCAAATCAATATTAAGGTCTGCTATTTCCCAATAGTGAATACCTCTATTACCCCATTCTTGAAATAAGATATTAAGAGATCTTCTTGCAGATTTAAGTTGATAACCTGCAACGTTTTGTAATCCAAGACGTTCGAACGCGTCTTCTACTATTTCATCAATAGCAAAAGTTTTGTCGAACGTTGTTGTTCCCGAAGTAGTATTAGCCATTTAAACTCCTACGATTCGTAAACTTTAATCCATTCACAAACAACTGTTCCACTATCTCCGTTAGTGCACGCTGGTAAAGTTATGTTAACATCACCGGTAAAGTTAGTAGCTTCAGTATTTTTTAAACCACCAAAACTAGAATAGTCATATTCCATTTCACCATTCATTGTTAAAAACACCACGTTTGTCCCTGAATTATCCCAGTCCATACGTAAAGCATCTACTGGAGCAGTTACTGAAACATTAAAACTAACTTTGTTTAATCTTACAGTTTTGCAAGTTTTACCATTGTTTGTTGCTAATTCAGAAACATCAACTATTTTAGTTGTGCTTCCATCACCATCAGAAACTACGTTGTAGTGAGTGATTAATTTTTTTGCTCCGTCAAATACAGTTGTATTTAATACTGTGTCTGCCATGTTTTGTCCTCCTTTTAAAGAGCGCCTGCATCACCAGGCGCTCCGAGTTTGTTTATTTATTACGATGCAAATGCAAATGCACCAGTAGTAGCGTCTGCTGCGCCACCCATTTTAGATGCAATATGCCATGTTCCTTTTTCATAACAAATAAAAGCAATCATGCTTCCTGTTGTGAATAAGTTTGTTGCAGCGTCAGCTGGTGTGAAAACTAATTGAGTTTCACCCGATGCTGAAGTATCAAAAGTTACTTCACTTGAATTTCTTGATTCAATTACTGAACCAGTTGCCCAAACATCTGAACCTGCTGCATCAAAAGTTAATGTAGCTGTTCCACCAGTTGTGTCTTTTGCTTGTGCGTAAACTACAATAGTTCCTTGCGTTGCTGCAGGTAATGTGCAAGCAGCAGCTGCTGCGCCTGTATAGTTTACTATTGATATAGTGTCTGCCGCTAGTGTTAAACTAGATGCTGTTGCTACATCTGATACCGATAAACCAGTTAAGTCAGGCATACCTGAACTCATTCTAGTTGTTATTGCTCCCGTAGTTGCATTTTTAGTTGCAACTTGGAAACCTTTTTCCGAACGTACCGGTCCGTTAAACGTTGTTGATGCCATAATTATATCCTCCTAGTTTCCGAACATAGTCTCTAGGCCGTCGACTATACGCGTCTATGTTCTTTTAATAATTGTATAGTAATAAAACTATACACTACATTTTAGTAGAGCGCAAGAGAGCCTGTAATGTGAATTGAATTTATTCAACGATGTAGCTTTTTATTAAGTAGCTACTGAAACTTCGGGTGCAGCGTCTTCAACCTTATTTTGCAAATGTGCTTTTCTAGCCTCTGCAAGTTTTATATGGCTAATTACTTCTCTGACTTTTCTGTCAATCTTAACCATATTGAGAGTATATCTACCCTCTTTAAGATGATCCTGCTCCCATTCTAGGTCTAGACCCTTCTTCTTTGT